GTACATTGGCCTGTGCTGGATGCAACTGCGCGGTACTGGCAGCGGCTTGCGGCACAATGGAGCCACCATTTATGCCGCCCTTGGCGCTGAGAAGCGGGCCGTACATTGATTGGTAGTCGGCTGCCATCTGTGCAGACATGGCGGGGTCGAAGCCCGCAAGACCGCCCGCAGCGAAGTGACCGCGCTCGGACGCCTTGTCAGTCGCCTTGCCGTAGTCCACCGTCTTGAAGCCCGCAGCCAAGCCAACCGAGTCGGGATGCTTCTTCTCGACTTCTTGTGCGAGCAAGCCGATCTGGGTGTGCGTGTCGCCCTTGTAACGATAACTGTAAATCGTCTGCCCGTCGTAAGTCTTACCTACGGGCTTAATGTCCTCTTTCAGCCGTTCATCCGAAAAGATGCCGTTCGAGGTAGTATTGGTCGAAGTAGTGCTGCCAGACAGCGAGCCAGTGCCTTCCGCGATATTCGCAAGGAACTGCGCGGTCTGGAACGGATAACTCTGCTGCTGAAGGAACTGGTTATACTCAGCCGTATCTTGTGCTTGCGCAGTGCTTTGCTGCACTTGGCCAGCCGCCAACTGCGCTTGCGCGCCTTGCAGCGCGGCACCCTGCGCGCCAGTTCCAAGGTTCGCCAGTGCGGACGAGGTGGCTGCGCCCGTGCCGTACACGTCTTGGCCAAGTGCGGCCAACTGCTGCGAAGTGCCCATTCCTTGCGTGTAGGCTTGCTGCCCGAGGGACTGCACTTGCTGCTCCGCGTTCTGTACGGCAGCGCGGTTGGCTTGCCCCGCAGATAGGCCAAGCCCTTGCTGCTGTTGCGCGGTGGACAGCGCGGTGTTGTAGCCGGTGTTCATCAGCCCAGCGATCTCGCTGTTGTTAGCGAGGGATTGCTGTTGTTGGAGGTTAGCCGCAGCCACGCCAGCCCGGTCGCCGCCGAAGGCCCCGGAAGTGATGGCGTTGCCTAGTTGTCCCGACTGCGCTTGCTGGAACTGCTGATTGTTCAGCGCCTCAGTCGTATTGGCTACGTCACTCAGATACGGCGACAAGTATTGATTGATGGAAGACGAATCTAACGGCGTGGCGTTGACAGCCTGCGCACCCGCAGCCGCTAGGCCGGTAGCTGCTTGGTTGTAAGCAGCACCGGTCTGTCCCGCGCCAACAGCCGACTGCGTAGCGCCGCTGTAGTAGGGCTGTGTGGCCGCCTGCGCGCTATTCAGCGTGTTGGTCGCGGCGCTGAAGTACGGCTGTGCAGCTTGCGAGTTCTGGTTGGTAGCATTGATGCCGGCTTGCTGCGTATCTGTGACAGGCGCGACAAATTGCCCGCCATAAGTCTGAAACGGGGTTTGCGCAACTTTCTGCGCGTTGGCGTTTGCCGCCGCGTAATTTGCGAGTACGGCAGGTGGCACTGTCACGCTGCTCGTGCTGTTCCCGCCTTTAGAACTACCCATTAGACTTCTCCGCCCACAGCAACGCACCAGCTTCCGCTGGTCCTAATCGGGTTAAGCGGATATGTCTGCATCGACTACTCCGTGTCGGAATAACTCCCGGTGCGGGAGCCGTAGAGGAAAAAGGCGCCTGCCGGTGGGCCGAACATGCGCTCGTATAGACGCACCTTAGCCTTGGTACGATTATTGGAAAGGATGCCTATTGTCAAGGGAAGACCCAGAGTATCGGCAGCCTTCTTGCTAAACTCGACTAATCGAGCAGCACGTCCCCCTTTGGCGCTGCGGAGGTCAGGATGCACGAATACGATCTTTTCTTCAAGAAACGTATCGTCCGAGTAGTCAGAACTGACAACATTGAGCACCACGACACCTTCCAGCGGCCCACCCTCCGGCCCGATGCAGCCCACGATGCCGTGGTCTTGGCACAGCGCGGGATAGGCGCTTTTCAAAATGCGTTCGGCGGAAGGGTGGAGAAAACCGTTCTCATGGCAGGCCATGATCAACAAATCCATCATCGCGTATACGTCATTGGGGTTGCCAACGCGGACGGTGCTGGCTGGAACATCTTTTACATCATCTGTCATAGAATCTCCTGTTACGATTTCTTAGGTCCCGGCAATTTCTGCAACGTCTTGACGAGTTCGCGCCGGGTGCGAAGAACGAACTCATCTAGCACGCGGTGTCCTAAGTCAAGGTCGCCCTCGCCTACCATACGGACTTGTGCTGGCGACAATATATGCTCTCCTCCGGCCACCACTACAGGCACCGATCCCGCTGCGCCGCCGCGCGCTTTGGGTTGCAGATCCTCGTTGTACGGACCTTTCTCCCCGTTGTACGGAGTGGCCTTGTTCTCGTTATAAGGGCCTCCATTTCCGTTATAGGGCGTGGAGACGTTCTCGTAGGGCTGGCCTCCGAATACTCGGCGCATCACCTTGAAACCAGCCATTGTGTTGCCTTCGCCAAAGGCCGATACGATGTCGGCAGGAAGCACGTAAGATCCACTTTCAACGTGGGCGGGCAGGTGGTCAGTTCTCCCCGCCACCGCACTGTGAATAGGGCCTGCATAGGTTTCTGTGCTCACCGCGCCGCCATCCGCTCGCGCCTTGCGCGCTGTACTCAGCGCCGCAGCGACCGCTTGATCGCGCGAATGCCCCGCGTGAACCATCTCGGAAATGTTATGCGAGATCGTAGCCTTGCTACTACCTTTGGTCAATGGCATGGCGTCCTCACGAGTAGTTAATGGTGACTGCTTGCCCAGCACCGGGGGCCGCGACTATCCCGTATATCACAGGTATGTTGATTGCGAAAACACCAACAGTAGCCGGAATTACGGCAATTGGGGCTGTCGTTATGCTGGTGTTGTTAGAGTCGTACAGCTTACCAGCCGCACCCGCAACTAGCACGCTGACCGATGCTATCCGTCCCTGCCCTGTAGAGATCTGCGTGGTCGTAGTGATGTTAGGCGCATTGTGCAGCCCATTCACCGAAAGGTACGTTTGCGAGGTGTTATTCACCGCCGTCACGAGGTTCTTGGCTGTAGTGAGGATGTCGGTTAACGATGCCATGCTATTGTCCTATCAATACCGACCATCAGGCTTAACTTGGTAGCGGATGTTACCTATACGCCAAAACGAGCCTACATCACTACTACTGATCCCAACCGATACCAGACGCCCTCTGAACCTAGGTGTGAAGTAGGTAGAGTTCTGCGTGAACGAATACGGGCCGAATACCTTTGGCGTTTGCCCCGGAAAATCCGTCACGTAGAACGTCAGGTTGACCGTAGCGTTCTGTGTCCCTGCGTAGTACCCAAACTTCATGTCAGGCCACACTTGGTCGATATACATCTTCTGATCGCCATCCGCCAGCGCCGCGTACCCGCTCTGGAAGCCAGACAGCATCGGCTGTCCGTCCGCGTCAGGCGAAGTCTCGTGCTGGTATAGGTATTTCGACACAGGGTCTGCACCGATGGGTGGTCCCAGCACTGACTGATCTACCCAAGCTGTGCGGGCAAGTTGCCCGAAGTCCCATGCATTGAGCATCACGTTGTACTTGACATAGGCCGCAACCTCACCGCCACTAGTCAGCGTTGGATAGTACCACGCTATCTCCTCGAAGCGCGAGTTCACCGCACACCGTATCTTGCTGGCGTTGGTCATGTCGATGTCTTGGAACACCACGTCCCAGATAGGGCAGGGCACCGGTTCCACGCCGCTACTCCCAAGGGCGTAGAACTGGGACGGCCCCATCCAATACACCACGCCGTTTAGCGAGCCTTGGGCTTTGCGGCCAATTAACCCGCAGCCAGCGCCGATCTCGTTAAACGAGTAGACATAGGGCTGCCCCGTGTACTGCATCGCCCACACGTCTACATCGGTCCAGATAAGGGCCTGCTGAGGGGTCTGTATGGCGCCTATGATCTTGGACCCTTTGGCGATACGGTAGGAGCCAGCTTGGTTAGTGACCGTGGCCACCCATGTCGAAAAGTTGTTCACGTCGCACCAGCGCACTAGCAGCGGGTCTTGGATGCCGGTGAAGGTAGACCCCCATGTGATGATCTGCCGCTGCGGCATAGCCACAAAAGCCCCGTCGTTGACAGGCGGGCAGTTCGGGATGATCGTGGCCGAAGGGGCGCCCTCTGTTGGGTCATACTGATATATGGGCTGGAACTGCGGTCCTACTTCTGTCCGGATAGGGACCGCAACAAGAATCTCACCCCAATTGTCCAAAGTCCAGTCGTTCGCATCGATAGACGTGCCTGTGGCCGGCGTTACCGCTGCGCCCACACCGTAACCACCTGACCCGTATCCACCTACACCATAGCCTGTCCCCGCAGGGACGGCGCCAACGCCAAAGCTGTATAGGTAATAGGCGTTACCGCCATTGACGTACCCCGAAGTCGAGGACGTAGGCAAAGTAGTTGCTAGGATGGTGAACGTGTTAACGTCCACCACCGACTGCACGATGTAGTTGCCGATAAAGGTTGTACCACCAACTGTGGTGCTCACAAGGATGGGGAACGTGCTTCCTACGATGTACCCGTGGTTCGGCAGCACCACCGTCACCGAGGCTTGCGCCGAGGTGGTCGTGAGTTGCGGAAGCACTGGCGCGGTTGAGGTAGAAGTGGCCGGGAGAGGCGCACCAAGGATATTGGCTGCCTGCACAGTGTACGCGGTGGTGCTGATGAACCCATTGGGGTCCACGGCATAAAGGCCGAACAGCACCACGCCGCCTATCGCAATGTGCGTGGCGATGTAGACCGAATCGTAATTGGTCAGATTGGTGGCAGTGGCGTCCGTTATCGTGATGAAGCTATTGCCCGTTGTCGCGGAAACGACCGGCGCAATGCTATCCGAGGTGACTCGCGGCGTGATGTCGGTAGCTGATCCGTTCGATATTACGCCAAGTTGCGCGTGGTTTAAGGCTATGTTGGTCTGCGTGCCGTACGCGAGGTGAGAGGCTGCGTTGGTGTCCTCCCACGCCCACAGAGCACGCACGGTGTCTACCGTTGGTGCTGGATAGTAGCGATTCCAGCCTCCTAGCTTTTGAACCAGCGCGCCCTGCTGCGTGTCATACACGTAGCGCACAAGGTTAGTGCTCGAAATACCAGCGGTGTTGAGCGCTGGCGTCTCGGTTGTGTTGGCACCGGGCAGGAACTTTACGCTGCTATGGGGCAAGTGTTATCTCCCCGGCGTGGCGTTAGCGGGCGCTGACTTGCTCGACCATGCAGAGGACTCAAATTTGGCCCGCGCATTCTCCGCCTTAGCACCTGCCAGCAGCGCTTCATACTGCAATTCGTAGCTGATACCCATCTGGGGGTCGTTGCTGGTACTTCCAAAATTGCGTTGAAATTCAGCTATATACACCATACTCGCTTGGATCAGCAAATCCGGGTAGTAGGTAGAGATGAACGTCGTGCCGGTGGCTGGCGCCGTTGTCGCAAAGCTATATAGCGATGGCAAACGCACTACGCCGGTCAGCGTAACCGCATAGTTTCCTGCCGCATACGGGCCGTATTGGATATAGCTACTCGTGCTGCCGCCCGTGGCCAGATCCCCACCATACATGGCAAAATACACCGGAACGCCGGTAACGGTGTTGTCGGCATAGATGTTCTGGATGAACTCTAGCGAGGTGGGCAGCACGGGTGTTGTGGCCGAGCCGTTGTTCACTAGCATGGTTTCCACGGCCACGAAGTCGTTGGCGGAGAGCGTAAGCTGGTTGCTGCCCGAGGTCAGCGTGTAGGGCCGGCTAGTACGCGCAGAAAGCAAGTCTAGGTCGCGCTGTATGCGCAACTCCGCGTACTGCAACGCCTGCGGCATCACGGTGTTGGTGTCAGTATCAACGCCAACAACGACGCCCCCCGAGATGGTCGTTTGCACAACCATCATGGTGGCTACTTGCGTGAAGTAGCTGTTCCAAGTCAGCGGAATCGTGTTAGGCGTTGTCATCAGTTCGTCTCCGACACGATAACCCAGCCGCCTGCTTGGTTAAACTCATACGTGACGCTGCCATTAGTGCTGGAAGCAAACGTGTAGTTTTGCCCAGAACTCGGG